GGAACGTCATGATGCACAACGACTTCGTAGGTGACTTTATTAACACACCAATCGAGTTTATCCATTGCGTCTTGTAATTCGAGAACTAATATCAAAGCGTGACTTAATTTCCTCTCTGCATATTTACTATTTACCAACCCCATAGTCGGGTGCCTTTAGTTCTAACTTACGAATATCATCGTGAAGTCGTTTAGTTGCGTGCAATTTTTCGATTGCTGCTTTTGCTTCAGGAGTTTCTTCCCACTCCCAAGTATCACTACCGATGGTTTTTGATTTTTTTGTCATTAGCGATTACCTACTTGATAGTTTGGATTAAGTGGTTGCTGTTGCTGAGGTTGTTCGACAAGATGATCGAGGAATAAAGTACATGAATACCTACCAAGACCACAACCCAAATTCTCCTCTTCCATTTTAACGGTATTTACCTGATGTTTGATGTATCCAGGAAACATAACTGCACAGTTGTGTCGATTTTCAATTTTGAGATCTGGATATTCAGTAAATGAAAAGTTACCTCCCTCAAATTGTTTCGGTTCTTTCCACAACCAAATTACAATAGATGCAACATCTTGATCTTTGTGAGGTTGATAATAGTCACCATCTTCATAATATGACAGGAGAAATCCTTTCATCATAGGATGAAATTCGTCAAACAAATGACTCTCCCTCTGTTGAAACAACTGAGGTCCAAATAAACCACCAGTTGCTTTAATCAAAGGAGAATGTCTTGCAGAAGAATATACCTCCTGCATAAAGAATCCACTATTCTTTTTCAGAGATACACCTGCCAATTTAGCACCAGCAGACATATTTGCATCTGCACTAAAGAACATATCTTTCTGACTTTGATAGTAATCAAGTTCTTTCCAGATTAATTCAAGTTCCTCATCAGAATATACGTTTTCCACATAACTGTATGGAAAAGGTTTGTTGTGACAAGTGACTTTCACGTCTTGATTCATGATTCTTTCAGATACCTATAATAATTTAGGTGACTCCCCAGATAGGATTTGAACCTATGACCAATCGATTAACAGTCGATAGCTCTGCCGCTGAGCTACTGAGGATTGTGAGGGGGCGCTGCTTCTAAATGCAGATCTATTGTACTCCCCCATGGAGAATAGGAGACTCGAACTCCTGACATCCTGCTTGCAAAGCAGGCGCTCTACCAACTGAGCTAATTCCCCTGTGGTAAGTGGGTTTGGGTGGAGGGATTACTTCATACCCTCAAGTTATGGGAATCGCTAAAGCGAAAATTAGTACATAACAACAATGGTTCCCTTGGTTCGGGTTCACTTCCTTTAGGGAAGGCGAGTACCACCTCTAACCATTTACATTACTCCGCCTAATTCCAACAGAGTTGTTCAGTCACACCCTATGAGAGATCGTCATCTCTCAAAGCCACACATCGGACTTGAACCGATGACCTACGGTTTACAAAACCGTTGCTCTATCCAACTGAGCTAGAGTGGCGTTCCTCTTTTGAGGTTTTGAAGTAGAGTTTATAATACCTCTGCTTCATCTCATCTATTATAGCATTATCTTCGTCAAATGCCATATATTTAGTGAGTTGGTAACATCCTTCTAACTCAGAGATAAGTCGAAGAATGTTAACAGATTTACGAGGTAATCCCCCGTGTGTCCAGTGAGAATGATCATTCATTGACGAAGAGGCCAAGGACCAAAGTAATCTTCTTTATCTAGTTCCAAATATTGATACAGTGCAATATGTAGATGCCAGTAACGAAGATACCAATCAGCAATCAAACCGTACATCGGAAGTTCGTGATAATCGTTTTCATTCTGATGAAGCATTTGAATTAATTCAGACTTTTCCATAAAAATAAAAACGATTATCTAACAAAGGGACAACCCGACCAGAGCAAGTTTTAAGTCGTTTCGGGACTAGCAAGGATATTGAAATTAAATGCTATGGTTTTTCTAACAGTATCGGATTCGTGAGTAGTAACACCATGCATCATATGAGCAGGGAAAAATATAATTTCTCCTGCTTTACATCCAGGTCTTAGTACATTACCATAACCTAAGAATTTTTTTGCTTGTTTTGAAAATGACAGGTTGTTTCTATCTTGAAAATAAAACTCACCAAAGTCATCACCATCATTCAAAAACATTACCGCTGCAAAATCTTCTTCATGATGATCATGCGTTTCTTGATAGAAACCTCTTTTATAGAAGTTTATCCACGGATTGCAAAGTTTGACTTGACAAGGCATAAACTCTGAAGCAAAGAAATTGATGCTTGGCCACAGAAGTTGACTAATGTCGTCTGATGGGATAACACATCTTTCGATTTTACATTCTGTTCCCCAACCCCAAGAACTAGTATTATCATCTGGTTGGCGTTGGTCGCAGAACTCAAGTATATCATCAAAATTCATGATGGGATACTTGATGTAAAAATTGTTATTGAAAAATGTGTATGCTTTTGAGGGAAGTTTCATAATAGGAGAGGGGGGACTTGAACCCCCACGAGATTAATTCTCAACAGATTTTAAGTCTGGTGCGTCTACCGATTCCGCCACACTCCCATCATAGGTTGGGGGATGGAAATGACAATACTCATTGAAAGTAATTTTCATTTCTTTGTTACTAAGGTTAGCATGTGCTGCTGCTGTTGGCAAGTTCCACTTTGCTGACCAAAGCATTTCCATAGATTTACGAGTTTCTGGTCGCATTGTCCTCCATGAATTGTTTCTGAAATGCTTCTACCTGATCTTGAATTTCCTCAGGAATTGGAGAGATTTCGTTTACAGGAACCATCATAGCAGACTTTCCATCTGGACGGGTGATTTTCCAACAAACACGTTGGTTCTCAGTAAGATCCATAAGAAAATCAAAGTGATCTTCTGCTTGACGTAGAGTAATTCCGATAGGTCCGATCATTGTGCAGCAAAACAATAGGTAATCATATCAGGATCTAGGATATCCTGAATTTCGTTTACAGTTTCAGAAAAACCTTCAGCACCTTCATTATCCCATTTCCAGTTTACGGTCTTATCATAACCTTCATCATCTACGATGTTGATTGACCTTCTGGAAAAATTTACGAAGACGTGTGCGAGATTGGTGCTCATGTGAACTCCTGACTACCTATGTAGTATAGCAGGATGAGGCACCCCTGTCAAGTCAATTTAGGAAGATTGATTTACCAGTGATCGTCATGATGCCAGTAGCATCGAGGATCATACCCAGACCCGCCTTGATTGTAACTGCTGTGGATGCACTCATAAAAATAAAACCAGCAAGAACTTTTACACTGTATGTACCTGTATTAACAGTAGCAATGTATCCTGTTGCACCACAATTCAATGAATAAGGACCAGCTGGGTTGGCAATCGTATATCTGGGGATAGCATCAGCAGATGCACCTGGTGTCATAACTGTCTCTACAGATCCACCAACAAATCTACGAATACCAGTAAGTGCTTTAGGAATTACTTTGGAAGGTGGTGTGTTAATCATCTCAACCAAGTGAGGTGTAATAATTTCAATAGAGTTATCACCACTAAGAATCATCTCTGCTGCTGAGCAAGATTGCTGACTACAGGAGTTCTCAAACATACTACCAGTGATCTTAGTAGATGTAGATGCTAAGTTTGCTTCAGCACCTTGTAACTCGAACTTAGCACCAACAACGTTTACATCAACATCAGATCCAAACCTGAGAGTATGTTTCTGAACGTTTTCACTTTTCTTTTCACCCTTTTTATCTACAATCTTAGGTGATCCTTCAGCACCGAGGAAGAAACCACCACCAACTTCAATGTGACAATCTCCAGTGACTTTAAGGAAGTAATCACCTTCGACATTGACTACCTTATCACCATCAACTGCTGAACATTCATCGCCATGAACTTCTTTTGTTGATGTTCCGTTGTAAGTTGTGTGATCAGCATACAAAGTTCCATTCTGACCTTTGCCACTATTCTGTGACTTCATGTATGCTTGAACTTGCTTCTCCTCTTCTTCAGGATCTAAACCAGTTCCGCCCTGTTCAGCATTTTTCTTACGAATTTCAGTTCTTGCTTTATGTTCTGCTGCTTCAGCTTGGTTTACCGCAACCGAAGTTGTAGTTGTTCCACTAGCAGTCTTTTTGATACTTGCTCTCCTACCAGGAGTGCCAACAAACATTTCATAAGAACCATCAATAAATGTCTTTGCGGCAGTCAAATATGGATCTGCTTCATTGAAGATACTATCTAACAGACCACCACTATCATTACTACCACCACAAGATCCTCTACTCCTCCCTCTAATTTTATTAATTTCTTCTAACTCTTCAGGTGTACAATGTGTTACACCAAAAAGAGGATACCAACCAACAGTATCTTTACCACCGTCAGCAGAACGATTACAACCACTACCAATAAACTTAATGAAAAGTGCAATCAAACCAGTGATGCTAGTGATACCCTTCTTAAAAAGATCGGTTCCTGCTTCAAAGATTTCGCTACCTGCTTGCCATGCTTCAATAATCTCTTGTGCTTTACCAACACCATCAACGATACCTTTTACTGTATCAACGATCTGAAGAACATTATCAAGAAGTTTCTGAACCTGACAGATAACACTGTCGATAGTTGCCTGAACACCTTGAAGAACAAATGCTGCTTTGTCAATCAGACCGTCCAAGAAACTCTCAACAAAACCAAGAATAGTTCCTACGGGATCATTGATAAATCCAATGATTTGAGAGTCAATGCCACAAAGAGAACTTAAGATCTGTGATACTGCCTGTTGAATGACGGTAAACACAACGAAAGGAGCACCAGTTGCACCACCAAGAATATTAACAAGTTCTAACTGTTCTGCTAAGTTAGCGAGTGATTGACGAATAGCAGAGACAACCTGAGTAAATACAGATCCCAAGAAGTTTTGGACCTTTGCCATCAATGCTTTTGCAGAGACAATCTTACCAGTGACAACATCCATGAAATCACCATCTTCTGCACGAACCAAAGTTCCTGCATGATCAGCAAGATCTTCCAGAAGATAAGATAACTTATACTCTAATGTTTTCCAAGGACCACCTACACCATTGGCAGCAGGAATTGGTTTTTCTGGTTGTCTAGGTTTAGTGGGATTACCACCACTACCAGATAATCTAGTTCCAATACTTCCTGGTCCAGTTCCACCAAGTTGAGCAGACTCTTGTCCATTAGCACCTTTTTGATTGGGAAGTACAACTGTGTTGTCTTCTTTTGGTCTGTTATAACCTTCTTCTTTTGTTCTTGCCATGCTGGCGTTAGGTGCGCCAGGATGCATAGTTTGAAGGTTTACACCCAATCCAGGTTCTACCATCTCACCTGTAAAAGCAAACTGTTTTTTCTCTTTGCTTTCACCAGACTTTTTGATACGCAGAACACCAATGACAATAGGCATCTGTGCAGATTCTCCATCCATGAAGAATCCCATGACAATTGCACCAGGTTGTAGTTGACCAGCAGATTCACCTTGCTGATCATTACCAGGTTGTGATGTGTGCTGCATCACAGTTGCCCAAGGCAGACTCTCTGTAGGAAGATCTGCCGTTGTGCCACCCCTTACGTTTGTATAGTATCCAAGAACTCTAACCTTGACTCTACCTAAAGCCATAGGGTCTTCGTTATCTTCTACTTCACCAACCCACCAGAAAAATCCGTCTTTACCGACGAAGTTTACTGTAGGTTCATTAATAATACCATCAATTGTAGGCATCTTATACTTTAATCCTTACGATTTATTTATTAAGGTATCCATTCTCCTCTAACCATTCACGGGTCATAGGTGTTGGTTCGTAATCAGTCCACATAGTTCTACGAGCACAAGATTCAAGTGCTTCTTGAGTCATATTCTCAGTTTTACCTGCCCAAGTTGCCTCTGCTTCCCATGGTTGTGCATGAGGTGGATATGTGCGCTTGACCAATTCTTTCCAGATCATAGGAACATCTTCTTCATTCCTGATGATTGCAATCATATTATTCTTGATAGTTCCTGCCATACAGTCTTGAGCAGCGTGCCATCCCTCATGTCTTACAACACTCATAAGAACATGTGGACGATGCACATATGTTCTATTGAGATAGAAGTGATTACTGACAGTATGATATACACCACGATGTCCTGCTGGAAAATACTTCTCATCAGCAAGATGAACATCTACACCAATCTGTGTAAAAGCAACCATGATTTTATCAAATTCATCGGAAACATAATCCCAATCAGAGTCGGGAAATGCTGCACGAAGATCACCTGAAGAATAAATTCTTTCTACTCCATCTGTACATTCTTTGAGCAACATACAACCCATAGCATCCATGGTATAGTATCCTTTTGTAGGTTCTGCATTGACTGACATACCATGTGCCATGCCAAACATCAGTCCTGCAAAAATTGCATTCCTAAGTTTCATCGATTTGCTCCTGAAAAATACGCTTTAGTTTCTGGTTCACCCATAATATTGAAGGATACGATTACTCGTTCTTTATCACTTTTATTCATCGGACCTTCGTGAAGAAGATATGAAGGGAAGATAACTAAATCTCCTTCTTTCACAAAAGGTTGATATTCCATTAAATCTCCAGTTGCAGGATCATTAAACGGTGAGTAAAATTTTGTCGCTTCATGTAGATTTGAATCGAATTCAACATATAATACTGCTGAAAATCCTACTGCACCGTGTTGATGAACGGGATGATGATCATACTTTCTTGCTCTTTCACACCAGGCGTTTGATATAACTACTGGACATGGATAAGTTTGTTGAAAGTCTGCAACTTCTTCACTTACACAGTCACTCAGTTCATCCAAATATGGAGGAACTTCGATGTCTCTTTTATAAGACATGAAGTCAGTATACTCTCCATTAGGAAGTTTGTCAACTAAAGTTTTTTTACGATTTTTCCAGTCCCTAATTGAATAGTGTAATAAAGGAACTTCAAAAATAGGAAACAGCATAGTACTTATATAATGGGCGAAGAGGGGATCGAACCCCCGACCGACTCGGTGTAAACGAGTAGCTCTACCGCTGAGCTATTCGCCCGATGAAAGAGGATTTACATCCTCGTAAAACGATATAGTTCTGTAGATCCCCATACCATTTCACCAGTCTCTAAATCTATTCCTCGGTCACAAGTATGTAGTTTGTCACCATAACAATGAATTTCAGAGATAACTTTATCACCTCGATAACCGATGCAATTATCACCAGCGAGACAACCGTGCCATGCATCACCATCGAACGTAAAGATCATATCACAATCTTCGTGTCTTGTCCAGTCTAAGTGATAATTTTGCATGACATATTCCGTATCGGATAATCTTAGAAGTTTATGATTCTTTTTCCGATACGGATCATTGGGTCCGTCTGCCCTTTTGTAATTCATCGATTGAAATCCTTCCTCATGGCGTTGCCATAGAATTTCTACGGATACCCATTCGGTAGGATTTGATTGTGCTTGATGTCTATTTGTCCAGTGTCCTAAAATATAATCCTCAAGGTCAATCTTCATAAACTAAGCATTCGGGTTCCGAAGGATTTTGGTCACAGTACAGTTCTAGGTATGTGGGATCATGATGATCACCTGCTTCAATCTCTTTTTTGTGATGATCTACATACTCTTCCAGTTCGCGAAGTTCTTCTTCGACGTGACGACGCATTTGTGGATTTGTTGTAGGATCTTGAAGGATTTCTTTGTCGTGTTGAATGTGCTTTTCTACGCTTTCCATATGTTGTGTGTTGGAGCGATACGTTTCTATTTATTATACAGTGGAATCTTTTAAAAGCAACAACTCTGTTGTCAATTCAGAACCAACCACTTGGTGAGATACACTAGCGATTACATATCTGCCACTATATTTTTTGTCAATATTCATCTTACTGTTTTTCTTGTAAGTTCCTGGAATGACAACCTTGATACCAGAACCAGCATATAGATCTAAATTACCAGGAATCTTGATCTGTAATTTGAAATTTTTAAAACTCTCAATACGCATCCATTGATACGCTTGAAGTTCTACCAATTCCTCATACTGCTTTGATTGTTGCTCAGCATTGAATTTTTCATCAAAGTTCTGGTTTGGTAGTGCAGTATAGCGTACTCTTTTTGGATAGTCAACCATTGCTTGAACTGATTGATCCATCTGTGTAAGAGGATTCTTAGCAGTTTTTGATCCTAGGTGTGACATTTTACTCCATAGATCTTTCAACTTATAGCGATATGCATCAATAGATAAGTCTGTGCTCAAACCCATTTTAGAGTTAGATACAGTTACTGGATCAAATCCAATACTAAATCCAGACCATGCACCATGGCGTAATCCATTTAAGAAATTCTTCTCGTTTGGAAATACTAGTGTAGAAATCTTGAATTGATCAGAATCACCTTCATCAGAGTTTTGAGTTGCATAAACATAAGTATATAATTTTGCATCACCAGTATTCAAGTTTGTTTTATCTTCTTTTTGTTTGTTTACATCATCAATCAATTTATCAATTGATTTGAAGTGATACCCAAGGGAGTTCTCATAAAATACAAATCCATTCTGGAGTGTACCACCTTTCTTTGCTTTTCTAACTGATCTCTGTGCTAACCAGTAGATACAATCAAATGCTCTCCAATTTGGAGCAACAAACTGTTGTTTGTTTATAGTTTCTTCTAAGAAAAGTTTTTTCTTTGTTTGTAAGTATCTCTTATCCAGTAGAATTTTTTTAATAATCGAAGATGCTTCGAGATCGCCAGAAAAAATTTGCTGACTATTCCCAAACACGTTTGTTACTTCGTTTTTAAAGAACTCATTTGAAGCACAATTAACAATGTAAGTATCTGAGTTATTAAAACGAGATCTTGATTCGATTTCATAAGCTCTCATGTAAAACGTTTTGTCCATGACAGTACCTACGAGTTGAATTCTAAACAACTCAGATCCAGTCATAAGACCTAGAAAACCCCCACTATCAGCGAGGATAATCTTTGCTTCCATGGTTGCTGAGGTTATACTCTCATAAATTTCAATACCACTGATATAGTCACCAATATCAGAATTGCCATCACTGTTTTGTAATTTTTTACCATCACGATAAACAGTTACTTTGACTTCAACGTCACCCGTTTGTGTCCTTTGGATAGTCATATCAGAGCAAACCTCTCAAAGTATTAGCCATTGAATTGAAACTTGATGCAGAACCCTTTCTAGTAGAACTACCACCACCTCCACCAGTAGGCATAAGTTTTGGAGATGGTGATCCTTTTGCCATTACTTGTGTAATCGCTTGCTTTGCAGCGGCGATTGCGCTAGCGTTCATACCGTTTTGTTGAGCGATTGCATCTATAGCAGTATTTAATAGTGTTGATGACTTTTCTTTTACAGTTCTCTGTGCTTCATTTCTTTGTTCTGTCTGTTGAACTAATTCTGCATTACTATTACCAATATCTGCTAAACCTGCTCTCTTTGCAGGCAGTATATTCATAGGAGAAACAGGAAGAACCTGTTGTTCATTAGTTCTTTCTGTTACTGTAGATCCATCAGATCTTCTACCAGCTCCATCTGAATTATCAGTTGCAATAGTTCCAGTGCTAACTCCTGTCATATCAGGTACACCAGCAGCAGAAGGATTCGTCTTTCCATAAGCAATAGAACCTGGTCCAACAAACCAACCAAAGAAGTTGTTTGGCATGTTTTTCTTTCTTCTAACATCACCTTTATCAAATCTTGGTCTCTCATTACCACCCATAAAGTCAGTTCTACCACCAATAAAATTAGCAGCATTTTTCTGAAGTGTTTTATTTTCTAACGCTTGAGCGACACGTTTCATATATGCAACAGATGTTCCTGATGCATGAGCAGCAGACTGAGCATCGGTAATACTATGCCATTCTTTATTGGGAATATTTTTTCTGCCTGGTCTTGGGAACTTCCATGTAGGTTCATATTGACCTTTTGCTAGCAAAAGTTTTCTAATATCTTTTTCACCACCAGCATAAACACCAGACTTGGCTCTGTTATAAACTGATTGTGCAACGTCTGCCCATCCTTGAGGATCGCCATCCTCTGTTCCAGCAACAGCAGCAAGAGTCCAGAAAGGTGATCCCCTAGTTCCTTGTCTCTCTACAACCGATGATCCTGCTCTTGCGCCACCCTTGTTAGGTTCGGAAGTGCTACTAGGTGCTGGCGGCGATGAACCAGTTCCAGCACCATCAAAGTCAAATCTATTTCCAGTCAAAGCATCTGCAAGACCTAATAGAGGATTCCATTGTGGTCTAGCATCTGAACCATCTTTACCATGTACTCCTGAAGGATCCTTTGCTGTAGTTGGACCCATTTCGGATTTGATCATATTACGGATCTTATTACCACCCGTATTTTTCTGATCTCCAGCATACAACCTATTCAAATCCCAACGGTAATGAGTTCCATTGTTTCTATGATACCAGTTTGGATAGTCTCTATATTCTTCAGAGTGTGTTCTAACTCTCTTGTCAGTAATATCAGAACTCTTCCATCCCCATGCAGTAGCGATTGCTGCTGCTTCCTTTGCCATACCCTTCCATTGGGTTGATGAAATTGCTTCAGAACCCCAACTCTTATAATTCTCCTCACTAGAGGTAGACATACCAGCAACACCAATTGCTGCAGATGATCTCTTATCTCTACCATAAGTGTGGTGAGGAATTCCAGTTTGTCCAAACTTTGCTCTACGAACTGGTTGACCACTAGCAGGAATATAAGTGTGATATCCATGTCCTTTGTAAAAATTGGTGCCATCACGATTTCCTGCACTCCAGTGTAAGAAAATTTTCTTTTTGTCGTTGGCACCCTGTGTAATGTCATTTGCTTTGACTGCTTTTAGATAGTCTCCACCAACTGCCATTCCAGGTACATTATAACCAAGACTCTTTGCCTCATGTAATCTCTTTGAGGTTAAGTTTGGTTGCGTTTTTGTTCCAGGAGTATTAAAAGGAACGACGAAAGCTCCCCCATTTGCCTTTCTAGCAACGTACTCAGTTCCATGTCCGATGAACGAAGTGGATCTCCCTCCATCCAATGAAACTCTATATCCCGATTGTGGTCCACTAATCCAACCTCCATTGGCAAGTTTTGGTGTTTTCTTAACACTACCACCCTGTGATTTTCCTTCAGGTTTGTCATTTGGATCTGGTTTTCCACCCGACCCATCATCATTGAAGGATTGATAGAGTTTGTATCCTCCGTATGCAGCACCTGCTAATAGTCCTAGGGCTCCAGCTCTACCTAAGAGTCCCCTTCGACCTCTCACAAGGTTATTATACAGGAAAACTAGGACATTGCCAAAGTCTGTAACTAATCTAGTAGGATTACTCAACCAACGCAGACCAAGCATTAGTGTTCCTAATCCTGTTAGTCCTTGTACAAGTCCTCCAATTTTTTCCCAAGGACTTGATTCATCAGAAAGTAAGGTGTATAATCCCTCAATAGTATTGACTACACCAAATTTTGCTACATCAAAAATAAATTTACCAATCTTTGCCATTGCGCCGAGAATATTCTCGACTTTCTTTTGGTTTTCAGGATTTGATAACCACTCCATTGCAGGAATGATGATGGCAGCTTTTAATAAACCACCAAGCATATTCATCAAACCTTCCCACATATTGCCAACACCCTTGGCAACACCCGCAATCGCCCCTACAATATTACTTTTCTGTTTAGTAAAATATTTTGGTTCAAACTTCGGAGCACTTTTCTTTTCTGCTTCTAACTCCAGAAGTTGTATACTTTTCAGACTTGCAGCAATAGCTGCAATAGAATTTAAAGTTGCTCCTAAATTATTGACTGCTTGTGTATTAGTATTAATACTATTAGTTAATTCTGCTGTCTCAGGATTAGCTGCAGAAGAAACACTTGCTGACTTCACACCAACAAACTTGTAAAAATTAATCTTAGTAGATTTTTGTATAGTTGCCATTTACTGTTGTCTTTGTGTCAGTGCAGTAGTAACGCCAGTTACAATGGGTTGTGAATTATTTATGGGCACTGCTGTAGGAATAGGAACAAGTTTGTCAATAATCATAGGTACAGGAACAAATTCTAATACCTGTTGCATAGCATATTGTGCAGAGAATGATTGTTCTCCACTCAGAATCTGTTTACCACTATCAACAGCACCACTGATCATTTCTGGTTGAACACCCAAGGTAGATGCAATTTCATTAGTTGCACCACCGACCATTGACTTAAATATACCCGACATTCCGAATTGATCAGCAAGATTATTAACCATATCCATAGGATTGAATCCGCCGCTCAAAAATCCTCCTGCCATCTGCCCTAAACCAGGATTGATCATACCAAGACCTGTGCTTAGAGCACTACCAAAGTTACCACCCAACAATGAACTACCAATCTGACCAAGTGGACCCTGCATAAAGTTACTAAATGCACCAGTGATAGAACCCATTCCAGGAATCATCCCCAATGCAGACATAGGATTGCCCCCAGCAAACATATTAATGCCTGCCATGATAGGAGCAGCACCAGGAATAAATGATGCAGCAGTTTGAACAAGAGGATTACTTGCAATCTTGCCGACCACATTCTTAACGCCACTGAATGCTTTCTTAGCACCCTTTACAAGACCACCAAGGAACATTGGTTGTTCCGCATTAGGATCAGTATTAGATTCACCATCGTTACGTTGATCTTCTTCATTCTTATTACCCGTAATGAAATTGATGATTTCACCAATATTAGGTAACTTAGATAAGACATTATCAATACCATCTTTTAATCCTCTTGCTCCAACCTTATCAACAACTGCTTCTTCACCTTCTTGCAGTTGAGGAACAAAGTCACGAACAAACATATATCCGTCCATGAGCATTGATAAGACGCTCGTAGCACCACCTGTAGCAAGACCGAATACATCTAAGATGCCAGAAGTACCTTCAAGCAATGCACCAATAGAGTCACCTGATGCAGCACGTTCATAAGCAAATGCAAGGTTTACAAGACCACCAACAACAGGTAAAATCGCTGCTGCTCTTTTTCCTAACTTACTACCCGCTTGTGCAATATCACCAAAACTACCAATACCTTTCTTTTTAAGAATCTCCAGTCCCTTGTCTATGCCAGGAATCTTCATCAGAAGATCCATCAATGCTTGTCCAATCTGTGCTGCTTTCTTACCAATCGGTTCGATGATTGGTCTTAAAGGTTCAATGACTTTCTGCAACACAAAGTTCTTTGTGCCAGTCGCCATTTTATTGAAGAATGCCTTTCCTCCGTCAGCAGCCCAATTAGCAGCTGCCTTAAATTTATCTCCAGCAGCAGATGCCCAACTTCTTCCTTTACTAGCAATTGCTTCACCCGCTTTAACAGTATTTTCCCAACCTGCTTTAGCTGCTTTCGATAAGTTAGTATATTGTTCACCTGCCCATGCAGGTAATCCTTTTAATCCTCTATGAAGTTGTCCAAGACCACTCTTTGCTAGATCAACACCAGCATCAAATGTACTAGTGAAAAAATTTCCAAGTCGTTGTAATCTACCTGGTTTTGGTGGTTTTATTGGTTTTAAATTAAGTCTCTTCCACGCCTTCAGTGCTTTTGCTGCATCACCACCAGAATTTGATAATGCATTAGCATATGCTCTCGCAGCATCATCACCATACTCTGCAAGAATCTTCTTATATTGTTTTGCTGCTGCTTCACCAAACTGATCAGCAACAGTAGATGCCTTTACTCTACCTCTAGGACCATCTAAATCAGGATCTGCCCCAGAGGGATTTTGTGTTGTTGGTTTTGTTCTTGGTGTATCACCATCACCCTTAGGTTTTGTTCTGGGAGGTTTATCCCCTGCACCACCAAGTAAATCAACCAGTCCTAAAATATCAGTAATAAGACTGAATGGATTCATCAGGTACTTTAACCCGATGATACCTGTCATCAGTGTGCCAAGACCACCCAACCTCGTTATGAAGTCACCTTCTGGGTCTACTAATGCACTAAATCCATCCAGAATATTTTGGGTGAATCCTGATGCCCAACCAAATAGTTTATCAAATACGAATTGTGCTTTTTCTAAAAATGTTACGAGTTTAGTTATATTTTCTTCGTCACTAAACCACTCCAAAGTTTCTTTGGTAATGGCAAACATACCAATATTCATTAATATGTTGCCAATGGGTTGTAAAAAACTACTAACCCACCCAAAGGGACTATTTTTCTTTCTTATTAGTCTCTTTGTTTTAGTTTTTCCTTCTGAGGTTACCTTCCCCTTTTTAACTTTATTAAGTTCTTGTGCCTCTTCGGCAGCAGCGTCTGCTTCTCTCTGTTTTCTACGACGCTCTAGTATCGCCCTTTTCTTATCATCTTTGATACGCAGAAGAGCGATCTTTTCAAGATCTGAAACAACTACACCAATGCTACTTACAGTACTTCCTAATCTATTAAATGCAAGCGTTTGTGTTCTAGCTGCAGTGACTGCCGAAGAAGCAGTCTTTGCTCCTCCAGGATTTACAAATTTATATGTTTGTATTTTAGCCACGTTGTGCTTGTTGCTCCTTCATTCTACGTTCTTCCTCTTTTAGGAATGCCACCAGCATATTCACATAGATTTCCTTTTCCCATGGCATCAGATTATCGATATGTTCGATATTCCATTTATGATGATGCATCAGTGAAAAGTTACCTTCATAGTAAGAACGGAGATTCTGGTGAAGAAGGGCTATGCGAAAAAACTCGCTAGACCTTCAAGTTTGATTTCATTCTCCTTTCCTGTATTAGGATTGGTTACTTTTAAGGTATGAGACAACTTGGGCATAGTTTCAAAGAACTTTTGAATTTCTCCAAACTGCTTGCTATTCAGTTGTTCAAACCATTCAGTCAATTCTTGCTTGGAAAGATCCTTACAATCATAGATCTGATTTTCATCAGCAATTGTTTTTACACAAGATGCTGCCATATCAAAGACTTGCTGAAGTTGATCACCATCTTCTTGGAAATTCATTTTGACAAAGGTATTCAAGTCAGGATAACCCATCGTAAGAATAACAGTGTCATCTAATTTGATTTCTGGTTTGTGACCTCGGGTTTTCTTTACTTTGATTTCATCCAAAGGAATAGAAACCTTTACTTCAGTCTCATCATCATCAGGACATACTACATTCACTTCAACATTTTCACCTACAGACTTGGTGCGAATTTGCAAGAATACAAATTCAATATCAAATGTTGACAGTGTTCTGACATCACTAATGTCAGTACATGCTTTGATGATTTCACTAATCGCGTTAACGATATCTTCTTGCTCACCCGTTTCAGTTGCGAGGAGAAGAAGTTTTTCTTCTTTTACTAGAAATGGTCTGTAAGTGACTGTTCTATTATCAGAAGGCAACTTCAATTTGTACTTAGGTACAGTTAGCTTGGGTAATGCCATGAAATTTATATTTCAATTCAGTAATTTTATTTATAGTCGTTATAGAATCAGGCTAGCAAGGACATCTACGTTGTTAGAACTTGAAGTATCAGAATAACTATCGCTGCTGGCGGGAAGCGTTACCCTTCCAAGAACACCAGGATCATCAAATTTATCTGCAGTATAGAATCTATATCTCTCATAGTAGAAACCAATGGTCATAGTCATGATCTTTGCTTTCTGGTTATCGAGTTGAACAGAACCAATATTATATGGGAAAGCGTTTTGAATTTCCCAACATGCAGTGAGTTGATACTTTCTTGCCAAAAGCAATTGATTTGCCATACCAGATTCTCTGATGGCACGAATCATTTTAGGATCTGTGACTGCTAAGTCACCTCCACCACGTTCCCATTTATATACCATAATAAAGGGACATGTATAATCAGTATAGTAGCGAGTATATTGTTCGCTGTCAGGTGCCATCGCTGTGGTCCACCTTTCAAAGAAATTTCTATTGTACTGTGATCTAGGAACCTTAAAGGTCATATTGATCTGACTATATGCTGTATTTGTAGCATATTTGAATCCAGAACCAACATTTTGAATCTGACCTGTGGTGATCTGTTTACTAGGAAGTTGAACAGAATCACAGTAGTAATCTAATTGCCAATTCAAATCAGTTGATTCAACCTGCATAGTTCTATCGCTAACAGCAGAACCACCCTGTCTTAACATAGCAGGTGTAGCAATTCTCACAGAATATAAATTCTGCATTGCAGGAGAATTGTCCTTACCCTTGCTAAGAGAAATGAATTCCTGTAGGGAGTTATATCTAGCTGCTTGTGGATTTGGAATGCCCATTAGACTTTAAGTTCCTTTTCGGTGATTAACATAAACTCCCAACCATTGTCTACACAAAATTCAGTTGCTGCTTTCCACTTTGCTTGATTGACACTCCAAGTGACAACCTCATTAATATATCGCTTCGTCATCCTTTTCTGTGTTTTTGGTTCTTTAGTTTGTTTATAAGGTTTTACTTCGACCAAGTATTTCCTTTTTCCAATCTTGACATAGAAATCTGGAAAATATCTATGCCTTTTTCCATCAACAGGTGAGATGTAAGGTATGATTATCTCTTCACTTCCCCATTCTTTCACGGTTGGTGTAATATCACACCATTTCATAAATTTATACTCCCAGGATGACCTGTAAATCACGTTGGATGGGTCTCCTTTATACTTTTGAGGGAAGGATGGACGATACTTACCTTGATATCTCATAAATACATAGAGGTCACATAGTATTTAGGTAGAAAATTGGCATCCAACTTTAGATACCCATTAAGAGCACCTGTAGCAGGTGGCAGCGGGCAGGGCAGAGATGCACCCACCGAAGCCGTTGACTATGTAATGTTCCATAGACAGGTTATCAAGTATGATGATCAAAGTAGTAACTACTATGGATTGAACATGCCTGATAATAAAGTGCAGTTAAAACCCGATAAGGATCGGGTATATATTGCCATGCCTAGTTCTCTTACAACAAATTATGCACCAGCATATCGTCAAACAGATCTTGGTGTAGCAGGTATGGCACTTGCTGAAGGACAAGTTGGTGCTGCTGATGGAGATCTTGCTAAAATTGCGACAACAATTCAAGAAGCAGCAGGAAAAGCACTTCCAGAATTTACTCAGGGTGCTTTTGCACAAGCAGCATCTGGTGCTTCGCAGTTCTTAGGTTTAGCAGGATCATTCAATGCTAATGATATTGTTCAGTTGACAAAGGGTAAGATTTTCAACCCATATACTGAGCAAATGTTCTCTAACATGACATTTAGAACACACTCGTTCAACTTTAAGATGTTTGCTAGAGATGCAAAGGAAGCAGATGAAATTGCTAAGATCATTGCTTACTTAAAACAAGGTGCTTTACCTAAATATGGAGCAGAGAAGAAAGCAAGATTCTTTGAAGTTCCTGAAAAATTCAATATTAAGTTTGTCCGTATGCAACCTAACGGATTAGTTAGTGACGATACAGATAACATTCACTTCAAGATTCACACATCGGTTTGTACAGGTATTAATGTTAACTATACCCCCGATGGTCAATATGCATCATTCAAACAACTTGTAAAAACAGGTGAATTTGCAGGTGTTCATGTACCTGCTGTTCAACTAGGATTACAGTTCACTGAAACTAGATTCGTGACCGCAGAAGACGTAGACAAAGGTTTCTAATATGTCGTATTTTTCCTATTTCCCTAATGTATATGTTGGTGAAGGTGTTACAGACGACGAATCTGTAAAATACCGTCTTGTTAAGAATATATTCCGAAAAGTAAGAGCAAGAGACGATCTTAATGAATATGCTACCTTATTTGAAGCATATGAAGTTAAAGATGGTGACACACCATCTAGTCTTGCATATGAATTATTTGATGATCAGTTCTTAGACTGGGTTATCGTCTTAATTAATGATATGGTCGATATTTATTCAGAATGGCCAAAGAGTCTCACAGATTTAGAAGCATATACCAAAGAGGTTTATGAAGATCCTGATGCTATTCATCATTGGGAAACAAACGAGATTCTTTGGAACAATGTTGTTTATCTGAAAGAAGGTATTGAAGTAAATGAAAGTTTTAGAGCAATCATGCCTGATGGAACAACAAAAACAAAAGCAGAATCAGTTTATGCTATCAGCAACTATGAACACGAATATTATCTAAATGAAAAGAAGAGACAGATTGTAATTCCTCGTTCTTCTATGGTTGATCTTATGGTTGAAGAGATTGAAGAATTAGTTCAATACGAACCTCATACTGAACTTGATGAATTTAATAACAAAAAGACTCCTATTAGTCTTGCATCTAGATTCCTTAATAATATTGGTTCAGCAACTTATCAAAGTCCTGTCTCAACCAAAGAAATTAGTGATATTACCTTCGATTATGGTCAAACTTCTAGCACTGATGCAGGTGTAGCGACAAGCACTACCACTTCTGCTGGTGTGGGCACAGTAACTACTACTACAACAACCACCACTACATCAACATCCAGTTCTACATCATCTTCTAGTAGTTCTTCTAGCAGTTCTTCCTCTTCTAGTTCTTCTTCCTCCTCTTCTGGATCCTCTGGCAGTAGCGGTGGAGGATCAGGTTATGGATATTGACCCCACGCAAGATTATATAGAATTTGGCATAACAAAAGACGGACTCATACTATTGTACAAGTCCGTCTGTTTTCATTTGGATAAGTGGCCTGGTAATAACGCTGATCCTATGGAACAAATGGCGTTACAACAGATGAAAGATAATTTACTTCGGATATTATTAGAACAACAATTTAGTTGAAAAACCCTACAGGTCAAAAAATTGGCGGGAATTTTTTTTCGACTTTTTGGTAATTAAAAGTCGAATTTCGTTTTACCCGCCATCAACTTGACATCCTACCATCGCACCACTGACAATACCAAGAGGGATTGCCCAGAGACGACCGTCACCTCGGGATGCTGCAGCACCTGCACCACCACCAAGGATGCCACCTAGGAT